CCCATCCATCTCGGAATGCCCAACTTGAACTCTTGTTCTTCCCAGAAGGCTTCAACATCATCAAGTGAATGTTGGGCATGGTACATGGGGCAGATTGGTGATTCAGCAGCCCTGTCACCCTTCATGCGATGCACTCTGTGTGGCTCGTCATATCTCAAGCCAATTGCATTTTCCCAATATTCAAACCCTTGATCAACGCAATATGCAGCTGAGGCCCTGATCTTGAGATTGACTGTGCAGATCCTGGCAACCGGATTGGGAAGATATTTTTTCTTCTCAATCAAGACACTGAATGGTTCACCCTTCCTTGACGCTGTTTCATAGTTGACAACCTTGTATCTCGACTCTGGGCAATACTCCACCCAAGTCACCGGTGTCCACCTTTTCTCAACCTCATGAACGAAATCAAGCGTTTTCTCATGCTCAAGGCCTGTGTTGGCAAAGACGACACGGCTTTCTTCTGGCAGTTCACCGCCCCATGCATCAATGATTTTCCTGAGCATGAACCTAGATGTTGCACCACCTGAGAAGCTCACAATGAATGGAGTTTGCAATTTGTATGGGTTGCTCACAGCTGTGACCTTTCCTTTGTTCTGCTGACCCATGACTCGTCAGCCTCTTCCCATGCTTCTTCTTCAAACCATCTTCTGGGTGATCGCCAGAATTCAGACCTGCCTTCCTGGCTCTGATAGTAGTCTTGGATCCTGCCTGAAAGGTATTCAGTGGCATCATTCTCATGAAGGTTCAATCCTAGCTTCTCAAGGGCAATCCCAATCTGCACCCTTGTGGCTGCTGGTTGCTTCCTCTTGGCTGCTGGAATTGACTTGAACACCTCATCAACACCAATCATTGATTTGTATTTCTTAACATCAGAAGATGAAAGTGAAGATGAAGTTGAAGAAGAAGAAGAAGAAGAAGACCCATCCAAACCTTTGGGCCGACCTTTGAGAGATGGGTTGCCACCTCCTCTGATGCCAGCAGCACTGCATTTTTCTCTCTTGGATTCCTCAGCCACCATCCTCCTTGATTTGATGGCATTGATCTTGGAGCCACTTGAGGTGGTGACCTGCTCAAAGTCCATCACACCATTGTTGATCAACTCACCCACCAGACAGGTGACAACCTCTTGATCAGCACCAACACATCTGGCAATGTGTTCATCATGCATTGCCACATCATTGGTGAGCATCAAAAATCCTCTGACAGGTGACTCATGCATGAGACACAAAAGGTCAATCCAAAGTCCTCGAGCAGGCAATGAGCATGATCTGAGTGAAGGGTCTTTCATCCAGTCACCTGGATAGAACTGAAATGCTGGGAGTTTTTTAGGCATCAATGGCCTCCACATGAATCTTCATCAGTCCCATCTGGACCTCTCTTTCAATCTGATACAAGGCTTCATCAATTTCAAGCCTGTCAATCTTGGTTTCTGTGTCTGCTAGTTGAACCCTCAACCGCTGCACCATCTCCTCAATATCTCTCAGAGTGGTCTTCAATGACTTCCTCATCTGTCACCTCCTGTGTTGATGTTCCATTCCCTGAGTCCCTGTGAAGTTGGTTGACAAGTTCTGACCTGGCACCCAGATGGACCTGGCTTCTTTCCAACAACCTCAATCAATCCGGCCTTCCTGAGTTCAGCACACCTCTTGTGTCCTGTTGTGAGTCCAGCCCTGGATGCTGCTTCTTCATCACTCAATGCTTGCTCTGAAAGGCAGAATGCAGCAAGCAACTTGAACCTCTGAGAGCCTCGAGCAGCACCAAACTTGGTTGCTGCCTCCTTGCTTGTTGATGGGTCTGTTGCCCTGGCTGCAATCCTCTGGTGGTTCTGATCCCAATCAATCATCTTCTGAACTGGGAATGTTTTAGTCTTCCGGCTGGTCATCATGGTCACCCTCCTCAATCTCTTGTTCAACAGTCCTCTCAACCTCAAGGACAAGTTCTGAATCCTTGATCTTCACACCACCTCTGTCATGCAACTGGATGTCAAACAGCCTCAGAATCTCTTGCCCTTCATCACCCATGGTGACACTGTTGCCACTGGTGTTGTCATGACCATGTGTTTCAAAGTCTCTTTCAATCAACACTGTTGCACCAGTTGACATCAGGATGATTGGTTCATGGTCATCAATGCACAGATGCAATTCAATTTTCTTTTCAATCTCAATCATGTGTTTCCTCTCACTTGATTCTCAAATGTGTTCCACGATCACGATATCGTGCAAAGCCAAGTTCCTTGCCTTGTTCCAGTTCCTCTCTGATCCTGTCAGTGTCCAGAGTCTCAATCACCTTCTGCCCAAAGTACCCTGATGGCAGTTTGTCATGGTCAATCTCAAGACCCTTTTTGCCACCATTTTTTGCAACTGTGATGGTGAACTCAGGTGACTCAATTGTTGTGATCTCTGTTTCTTTCATCTTCTGGTGCAAGTATTCCTTCAACCTCCTGGCATAGTTGTTGGCAATCTTTGCACGCTCCTCAAGCCTCTGGGCATGGAGGCTCCTTGCATCTGCCTTTGCTTCCAGTTCAGCAATCACAGCACAGATGTTCCTTGCTTTCTCTTCAAAGTCACCCTTGGCTTGCTCGAGGGATTCCATGACTTCATCCTCAACCACACCATCATTGATGGTGGCTTGTGATTCCATCTTGTGCAACAGGCTCATGAACTCATCAGTGATTTCAAACAGGGTCATGCTTTATCCTCCACAAGTGAGATGTGCTTGCTGATTTCAGCGATGTTCCAGAACACCTGTCCAGAACTGTTGGTCTTCTTCTTGATCAACACATCTGCTGTGTCATTTGACATGAACAAGTCACCAGCTGTGTCAGAAAATGTCTTTGAGAAGGTGCTGAATGTTCTTTCATCACCCTCAACCTGGATGTTCCACCACTTGTGTTCACCCTTTTCCATGGGTTGCACAAGGTCAATGTGCCTGCAAATGAGGCTCTGCTCATCCAATTCATCTGGTGGCTGGGCATCAATCTGCCTTGGCTTGCTCTTTGTGACCTTCTTTCTGACCGGTTTCTTGGCAATGCCTTCTTGTGCATCACCAGTCTCAGCACCCTGAATGGTCTCAACCTCAAGTTCATCAAGCATTCCAAGCCCATAGAATGACAGGGTGACTCTTCTTTTCGCTTTGGTCACGGCCTTCATCATTGCATTGGCGAGGTTGTCACCGCCAAGGCCTTTGATCTGGACGGTTCCAATGTCTGAGTCAGTCCTTCCATCCTTGTCCAATGCAGAGGCTTTGGCGACATATATGTCATTCACCACCTCTGTTTGAACATCATTGATGCTCAATCCATGCTTTGCTCTCAACTGGTCTGTGCAAGCCTTGGTTGCATACAACCTCTCTTTGCCATTGAGCCTCATGATTTCAAAGGGCTTGGCAAGTGGATCAAGTCCCAGCCTGTTGCAAAGGTGTTCAATGTATTGCAATCGCTGGGTTGAATCCAACCTTGCAATGTTGTTGTTGACAACGATTTCCTCGATCGCCTGGGGTGAAAGTTCCAGTGTCATTTGTGTTCTCCTGTGTGCTTCTTGTGAATTGAGGCAAGCATTGAATCCACAGCGCTAGCGCTGAAGGTGCTTGGTGTTGACGATTCCTTCTTTCTCTCCTGATCTGATGAAGTATCCAATGAGACTGCTGATGATTCCAAATCCAATGACGATGATGCAAGTTGCAACAGCCATGCTTTGCTCTCCTTTGTGAGGTTTGTGGTGCTTGGGTTTTCTCTTGTGAGTTCTCTGTTGAGAATAAGAAAGCGCACGCCGTCCTTGGCGAGGCTTTCGGCTCGTGCTTCCATTATGACATTACAAGGTGAAATATGTTGTTTGCCTGTAATGATTGCAAGCACATTGAGTGACAAGCCATGCAACTGCCTGTCACAAATTATGATTGTGTCTTTGTCTTGGTTCACTGTGTTTCCTCTCTGAGTTGTGTGAAAAGTGTTCTGAATGCAACTTCTGCTGTTGCAGGAACAACACCGTTGCCCAAAAGTCTCAATCTGTCCACTCTGAACCGAGCTTTGTCCATCCAACTGGAATCCCCATCAGTTGTTCGACCCAATCGGGGTTCAATTGTCCGGGGTTGCTCGTGGGGTCTCTGGGAACTGCCCTGCCCAGAAGGCCATTGGTCAACACATTTGGTGATGGGTTTGCTCCATCCTTCCAATCTCTTGTCGTTGGTGTCGGCCAGGCCCTTGTTGCATCTGTCAGGGTTGATCCCTTGTGCATCACTCCTGTCTTGGTCGTTCCTCTTGCTGAATCCCTTGAGTCGCCCACTGTCGCTGTTGGCCACTGCTGCAATGAAGACTCTGTTTCTTCTGTGTGGTGCTCCTGTTTCTTGCGCTGAGAACATGCCCCACGTTGCTGTGAAACCAAGGCTTTCCAGTTCTCCCAAGACATGCAAGAGAACTGATGTGCCTTCTTGTCCTCTGAGCTTTGCTGTGATGATCCCTTCAACGTTTTCAAGGAAAACAAGCCTTGGTTGAACTTCTCTGATGATGCGTTTGATTGTTGGGAACAAGTGCCTTGGGTCAGAGTCTGCCAAATGCTTTCCAGCTTGGCTGAAGGGTTGACATGGGAATCCACCTGACAAGACATCCACCTTGCCACGATATGGTTTCCCATTAAATGTCCGAAGGTCCGACCAGACAGGTGCTGAATCCAACTTTCCCTGTTCCATCTTTTCAACCAAGTTTGCGATGGCGAAGGCTTCGATCTCCACATAAGTGATCGTTCGGCAAGTTGGGAGAACTCTTCTGATCCCAAGGTCAATGCCTGCATATCCTGTGCACAGGCTGAGATGGTTGATGGGATGATCCACATGGGTGTTCTCCATTTGTTGTGTCATTGGTTTTCTTTCAGTGTGTGTTGGCTCACCAATCAATTGGTGTGCCAACCATGTCCATGCTTCTCATTCCAGCAATGCATCTGACATCATCACCAAATTTTGATTGAATGTGATGCACTTGCAGTCTTTCCCATCTTGCTGTGCCTTCTTTGTCAGACAACTTGCACTGTCTTTTGTATGTTCTCCAATCACCACTTGGGGTGTCTTTGAGTTGAAACAGAATCTCAGTTCTGCCCCACTTCTTGATTTGATCAACCTCAGCCATCCTATCTGTTACCAAACCAACCCAAAGGTCAGCATCCATTTCAAGTTCTGTGCCTTCAAAATCATGTGGTGGCTTTTCCTTGCACCATGCATGGAACTCAGCTTGTTCAACAAGGAGTTCATCAAGTTTGGGATTGATGAAATCAATCTGAAGTGGACCACCCCAACCATCATCAAAGATGGTGGCAACCTTCTTGGATTTTCCATCAGTGACTCGGTGAAGTGTTGCAGTGAATCCCTGCCCATCATGACCAGAGACATGCTTGTATGACTTGACGTTGTATTCAGTGTTGTTCATTTGGTTTCCTCTCAAATGATCTTGGTTGTGTGCTGGGGTGAATTCCCCATGTCCTGAATATAGCCTATCAGCACAAAGGTTGCAAACCCTTGAATGAACCTTTGAGATTTTCACCTCTCACCCTATAAAGGTGGGCAAGCTCCTGAGAGGCTCTCTGGGACCTTGGCCTGGTTCAAGGACTGGTGTTGCCTTTTGAGGCCTTAAGGGCTTCACAGGGCCTCTCAGGGCCTCGCAGAGATGCCATCTGAGATCCTCCTTCAGTGCTCAGGCATATGCCATTTCACTGGACAAGGAGAAGGCCCCAGAGGAGAGGAATCACTCTGGGGCCTTGCACACAAAGAGAGCCGGGGAATTGGTCAGACCATCCTGATGACCTTGGGCTTTTCAACCTTGATGACACCTGGGATCTCAATACCATCCTCAATATCGGCTGCAATCTTTGTTTTGTCAACACCAAGGGTGCTCGTGACTGTCTTGTACATTTCTGGGACATCAGCCAGACTGGTGATTGCCCATGTGCTGACTGAGTGGTCAGTGATCAACTCAAAGGTTGCAATCCTAGTTTCAACCTTCTCAACACCTGTGGCGACCATCCTTTCATGGATTGCCTTTTTGATTGCACCAAGCACTGATGAAGCAACTTGGTTCTTGTCAGCCAATTCCCTTGCGAACTTTGTCCTGGCCTGCATCCCACCAATGATCTCATGTTGGATCTCAAGCAACTGTGCATTGACTTCTTCATCGCCATCAACAACGCATTCAATGGTTTGCTTCAGTGCTTGGCTGACAGCATCATCAACAATCTCTTGATGGCTCTGGGCTTCATCCTTCTTTGATTTCCTTGATTGCTCAAACAGGTTCCAACCGATCTGGCCACAGGCCAAATCTCTCAGAAGCATCAATTCAGGTGTTGTTGCATTTGTTTCCATCATGTCACCAGTGCATCATCAATGTTTTCACCACCAAGAATGTTGATGGGTGGCACAATGCCATTGCCATGCATGTCAAAGAATCTGTCAAAGTAGTGGATGAATTCACCTTCACCATTGTTGGTGACATCAACTGTGAATTCATCACCTCTCACAAAGTCTGTTTCACCTGGAATGATTGTGAATGCCACACCTGCCTTGGCTGTGGGTGTCATTTCACTCAGCTGGATTGCATCAATCAAGATGTGGGCACCACTGGTGAATGCGGTTGATGTCTGGATCTGAAGATATATGGGGTCAGCAAGGTCCAAAGGTGCCCTGAATGTGTGTGTGAACAACACATATGAAGTTGTCATTGTGTGATCAGCGGCATCAAAGGTTGCGAATGTCCCAGATGAGTTGGCCAAGCCAACCCGCAAAACACCCGCACTTGGGTTGGTGTTGGCATATCTCACCATGAAAGACAAGCAATACAACCCATCAGGCCTGACACTGTACAAGGATCCTGATTGCGGGTCACCAAGTTTCTGCCTGATCTTCAAGAGGGTTGAACCATCTGCCTGAAGCCTCAAGGCCTTTGTGCCTCGAGCGACATTGGAAGTCTCTTGGAATATGTTTGAACTTGCTGAACCTGTGACGATCTCCCAGTTGGCAGGTGCATCACCATTGTCAATGAAGCTCTCAAAGCTCGAGTTCCTCAAGATGTTGCGGCCAAACTTGCGGCCATCACTCTCAGCTGGGTTGACTGACTGGTATCTTCCAACAAAGCCAGACCCACCTGGCCACCTGTGGTCCATAGCTGAGAACTTCTGAGCACCTCTGACCTCAAAGAACTCAGCACCCTTTGCAATCTTCTTGTCCCTGCTGTCCTGGTAGCACTTGAAACGCAAAGTTTCCGTTCTTGACGTGGGCCATGCTGACATGGTTGCATGTTTGTCATTGTCAGGTTCTGCTGAAACCACAACTGTTCCAGTCCCTGTGTTGCTGCCACCAGCTGCTGTTGATGCGATCGTGACTGTTGATCCATCAAGGGTCTTTGAGTTGGCAATCATCTGGTCACGCAATTCATACAAGGCTTCATTGACAGTCTTCGCAGGCAACCCACTTGGTGGTGTTTCTCCTGCCAAGTCATCTGACATCATCTCAACCAGTGTGGTTTCTGCAACACGCTTTGCCCTGTGCAAGACAGGTGTTCCAGCATCACTGACAATGTTCTCAAGGTTGTTTGAGAATTGAGAGACATATTGCAGATCGGTGTTCGCGGTTGAACCTGCTGACGTGATATATTCATTGATCGCCTCTTGCAGAGACTGACTGGCATTTGTTCTCAGATCACTCTGAAATGCCGTCACGCGCTTGACGACACCAAACACCTTGCCCAGTCTCTTGAAGATTCCCGCCCCAGCAGTGTCAAAATCAACTGTCATTTTTCAGCCCTCTTCTTTTTGTATTCAGCAAGCGTCTGTTGAATGATGCCGCTAGCCTTGTTGAGTTTTTCTCTTCTCTTCTGACAGCCACCACATGGCTTGATCCCTGCCTTGTCGGTCAGGTTCTTGATCCTGTCACCAAGGCCTCGAGCAGGCCCTGAATATCTTGAGCATGATGCACAAGCACCTGGCATCTCACTTGGCTCGGCGAGGCCAAGACCACATGATTGAACACCAGAGGTTCCAGTTGCGAAAACACATGTTGATTTTTCAGAGTGACTCAAGCGTGATCCGCCTTTCAATTGTTTCACTGGTTGCATCACCACTACCAACAAGCCACCCGATGGCTTTGCCCACATTCTGTTCATCGGTCAGATTGCCAAAGTATGCCACTGGGTCTGCTTGCTCCATCCAGATATCATCTTCTTTCGGCCACTCAATTGCCAATGTTTTTGGGTGTGATTTGTGATTGACCATGCATCCGATATTTGCTTGTGGAACACAGCAACCCGCATATGAACACATGCCATTGAGACCATCAACACCAGTGCCATCATCACAATTGCTTGAACAGATGTGGACTGGTGGGGAATATGGCCTTGCATCAGGGTCATCAATCCTTTCATGGCTCCACACGGTATCTGGGGCTGTTGGTGGGCAATTGCATCTCCCCACTTCAAGTTGATCACACCTGTTGAAACAGCCATGACCACACTGTGAAAGGCTGCATCCTTCATATACGTTTTGGTTGTTGATGTCACTGCAATTCGTGCTTCCCACTTCTCTGAGGCATCGACAAAAAGGGCTTGCACAATTGCCATCTTCTGAGGTCAAGCACTTCTCAACTGCAAGTTCACCAAGTGTCCCTTTGGAACATGGGCAAACATCATCAAGTGCAACGGGTCCACAGTCTTGAAACCCACAAGGGTTGTTCACGCCATTACCAAGGCTCAAGTTACTTCTGCACCCATTTCGTATCAATGTCGAGTTGAAAGGGTTTTCCACAGGAAATTGTGCAATCTTTGAGTACTGATCAGTGCAGCCAAACCATGCCCTGAACTTGTATCGCTGCCTTGTTCCATCATTCCAGCACTCGAGTTCCCATGAGCCGATGTTGTATGTTGCTTCGGTTTGAAAAGCATTCATATCACCAATGTTCTGCACTCTTGTGAATTGGTCGAATGCTTGGCCTGTTGGGTCACCATATGGTGGTCTGTGTGTATTCGCATTCCCCACAACGGCATCAAGTTCCTCTTCAAAATCCGGGCCATCACTGCTGACTGCAAATGCACTTGATGCGTTTGAGCTTCGGATATCAACAGACCTGTCATTCTTGAATGTGTGCCATGATGGCCCTTGTCCGCCATCAAGGTATTCACTGGAAAATGGACCTGGGCAAAACCCACGATGAACATATCCCATATTCGGTTCATCTGGGTCAGGTGTCCCAGTGCCAGTTTCATCATTGAGGTGACACCTCTGTGAATTGACAGGCTCCACAGTGAATGGTGGGAATGAAGCGTATCCTGTGATGCAGCTGAGTGAACAATGATTCAGAAGACTGTTCAAGTCATATTTCCACCACTGGTCTTGATACCAGCCTTGTTCAACACATCTTGTTGAGCTTGTGAGAATGCCTTGCATAGGGTTCCAAGTGATGCTGTTTCTTTCTCGAGAGCCACGAAAAAAACTGCCATCAGGCAAGTCCTGATCAAACTTGAAACGCAGCCTTGGAAAGTTGACCATGTGGTCAAAGCAATCAGATGGCTCACCTGGTGGCTCATCTTCATTCCGGCAACAACATGCTGCTGCTCTCCTGAAGCTACCCATCAGACGGCCTCAAACCAAATCCAGTCAAAGTGACACCATCACCAGAGTTGAGTTGTGCATACAACACATCACCTGGGTCAATGATCAGCTTCATGTGAATCTCACTCAATCCAGTTGCTGACTTCTCTTTGATGTTTCCAACCCTGATGATGTTTGACACAGAAGGTGCTGCACCATTCTTCGCCAAATACAGCCTGTATGTGCTGCCAGCTGATGCCGTTGAATGAACACCAGCAGTCATGAAGGTCATCATGATCTGTCCTCGAGGATCACCTGTCAGAATCTCACTGGCAACAGCGAAGTTGGTCGATGCTGAAGTCAAGGCAACCTGAAACAACATTCCTGCAACACTCATTTGTTCATTTCCCCCGCAATTGACCCACTGAACTTGTCAACCTGTGTCGAATCACCAAGGACATTGCCCATGTTCTGACGGTACTCGTCAACTGATTTGTCAACTTCTGATTTCGCTGTGTCTGTTGCAGTGCTGTCACATGCACATGTCACACATGAGTCATTTGCCAAGGTGAAGATTGAAAGGTCATCAGTCATCCTCTGACACACAACAAACATGCCATTGGGGATGCTTGCTGGGACCAGATTGACATTGCATGAACTGCCAGACAGCTGACCACCCATGTTCCCACCTCTTTCAATCTCAGTGCCATTCACTGCTGTTGTGAACTCTCCTGTGCCGACGAAAGCCCCATTCTCAACCTTTTGGATTGCAACTTGGTATTGCTGGTCTTCAGGAACAGAACATCCTTCATTGCTTGTGACAATCTTTCCAATGAAGGTGTTGGATTGAATTGGTGTTTGGAAACCAAGAAAACTGCTGCCATCACTTGAGTTGAATGGGTGCAGCAGCACAAAACTGTTCACAAGTGATGAGTTCATTGATGCACTTGTGCCACCAATCATGATTGCAGGACTGGCCTTCTGGCCCTCTTCAAGTTCCTCTTGCGGCACATACTTGTATGGCCCTTGGTTCCACCTGGTACCAGCCCAAACCAGAGATTGCCAAGAGTACCCAATCAAGGGTTGCTGTTCTGGGTCCTCACCCTCTTCACCCTGACCAAGCAACCCTGTCAGCTGTGCTGGCATCGGGAACTGAGATGATGCACCACGCTGTCGTGACATGTGTGTGTTCGGTTGCTGCATGATTGCATCAATCGAGTTCACTTTGTCAATCAGGCCATTCAAGACCTCTGGGGTCAGCTTGCCAAACTTGCCATCAGAGAAGTGTGGAAATTCAGCCATGTTCAGTCCTCGAGGATCTGGTATTGAATGTGACCATTGGACCCAACGGCCTTGGCATATATCTGTTCACCAGCCAAGCGAGTGATGGCAAACTCACCACCTTTGAGTTCAAGGACATCATGAAACGTGCCACTGACAACAATTCCAAGTTGAATTGATGCATCAGCGCTCGTGCCAATGTTCCTGAACCATGCATGTCCTTGATTGCCCACAGTCATTTCATTCATGACCAATGTTTCATGTGAGCCTGTTGTCACTGCTTGAACACCACCAACAGCCTCAACACCTGCAACAGTCACATTCTGTGTGTCTGGTGTGAATGTCAGTTGGTGGTTGCTCTTGTCATACTGGATCGAAGCGGAAATTGTCAGTTCATTTGCCATCAGATGAGTCCCAATCCTGGAAGTGCTGAAAGTGAAAGTTCAAAAGGTTGCACCCAACGCACTGTGTCAACTTTGCCATCATCATCAAGGTCACACTGACCGTGCGCATTGTATACAGGTGCCTGAATCGCGTGAGAAAATTCGTCATGGAGATACTTGTGCTGGACACGATATGATTCAATGCCGACACGTTGGATGGCTGCACCAAGGTACAACACTGAACCTGCTGGAAAGTCTGGGAATGACCCACGCTTTCCTGCTGCGGCACCGTATGTTCTGATGTTCTTGACAGCTTGTGCCTTCAGTGTCTGGCTGAACTGAATTTCATATTGTTGCCTGAACATCGTGACTGGCGCACACCCGGCATCAACTGGGTCACCACCAATGTCAGCACCAGATTCAACCGTCTCAGGTCTCACAGGGTTTGCGCGATATGCCATGTATGGCTTCGAGATCACATTGGCACTGAACTCTTGGAATCCAATGCCTTCAGGGCCTTGACTCAGATTTGAACCTGTGTTGGATTCTCTGAACCTGTTGTTCTGGTAATTCCAAGAAGCCCGCCAATGATTGATTGAACCTGGCACCTTGCTGATCTGGAAGTCAACTGCAATCAAGTTGGAAAACAGCGGGTGTGGATCACCAATCTTGGGCGTGACAATCGTGGATGAGTCAGGGTTGGTGAATGGGTTTTGTCCGAACCCATCAAAGATGATTTCATCTTCACCTTGGAAGTCAATGAGCATGAACTCACGGGTTGCCGTAGCTTGCCCAGCCTTCACTGAGATTCCACGGCCTTCATTCGATTCAAGAATCTGTGCAGTTGCGAGAAGTGCCATCAGCTGAACCCCATTTTTGCATTGAGTTTCTCAAGAAGTGTCTGGATCACACCAGTCCTGTTGTCAATGCTTCGTTGAATGTCTCTTTGTTCTTGTTGGAGCACGTCAATTTTTGAACCAACATTCTGGTCAGCAAATGTGAAACTGCCAAGGGCCGTGTCACCTGTCTGTGTGAAACCACTCTTTTCACCCATTGTGCCAAATGCACCAAGGCCCAAGCGTTGCTTGATCTTGCCCAGCCTGCTTTGATCAACTCTCAATGCATCCTCTTGCACCTTCAGTGCCTTTTCATTTTGTTCTCTCTCTTTTTCAGCTTCCAATTTTTGTGACCTTTTCAGGTTCAAAATGTCTTGCTGCATTCCATGCTCAATGGCAAGTTTGTTCAACAATGTGTCTTTGAACCTGGGGTCAATGTCCATTGCCTTGATGTCTTTTTCTAGCTTTTTCGCATCTGCTCTGAGCTTGTTGTGGTCTCTTTCATGCTCGAGGATTGATCTTTTCTCATCATCTGCTTCATTCAGAATTTCCAATTCAGCAGCCAACGATTCCATTCTGGAATCAATTGCATCTTTTTGTGCCATGACAAGCTCACGACTCATTGCTCTTTCCTCGGCCTTGGCCAATTTGCGCATCGCATCATCAACCTCCAACACTTGATGAAGCAAGTTTTCAATTGCAGAAGCGACTGGGCCGATACCCATTGGAAGTTGCTTGATGGTCTCTGCCATTGACTCAAAGTGCCTGGCTGCTTCTGCTGAGTTTCCCTCTGACTCTGCTGACAAGGCTTCCATCAAAGACAGTCCAACAGATGCGCCTTTCGCTGCCACCTCGACTGCACCCATTGCAGCGAATACTTTGCCCATGTTCAGAGCCATTTTCGCACTTGGCGTGGCAAGGGTGCTGTCAATTGTCTTGCCTGTTTTTGCAAGTGTGCCAGCAATTTTGGACAACTCAGCCTCGAACTTGTCCATTCGTGCAACAACATCGACTTCAATTCTACCGACTGCCATTGAGTCTGCTCATTTCTCTCTCGACATGTTCCCTGTGGTTGGTCACTGGTTCACTTGGGCTGGTTCTTTTTGCAAGGGCCTCAACAATCCCTTTGAATGCACTCATGCTCAACAACAAAGGGTTTCCGATTCCAGGAATAATTTCGGCGACAGCTGCAACGTCCTGATATATGTTGCGCTGCCTCACTGAGGGTTTTCAGGTTGTTCCTCTTTTTCACCATCGTCATCTTGATCAATTTCATCTTGATCGAAACCCAAGATTTCAAGTGCCAGATATACAACCTTCTCTGGTGTGCAATCACAGATGTTTTCAATCTTGTCTGGGTCAGCCTTGAACTCAATCACTTTTTTGGCACCAGGCAAGGTGAATGTACTTCTGACCAAGTCTGATGTGCTTCCTTTGCTTTCCCTGAGTTCTGACAAGGCCTTGATCTTTTCCTCACCAGTCACACCAGCTGCATCGAGATCCTCGAGCAATTCAGCACGCTTTTCTTTGTGCATCTCATCCATGAGGTCAATGACATCCTGCACGGTTGCCTTTTCAAGATGAAATGTCTTGTCATCGCGCTTCACAACAATCTTGCTCATGATTTGTCTCTTCTTCTTCTGATGGTGATTTGGTCAACCTTGACAGCTTCCACATTGCACATGGTCAAGACTGCACTGATTGCACGCTCTTCTGAGACATCAGGTTGCACACCCTTCTTGAATCTTCTGCCATCTGTCGCAACCACTGTGACAATCCAATCTTCAGGCGTGAATATCCTCATGCCTGTTGGTGTCACAATGTGTGATTGCTTTTTGGCACTGCTCATCAAGATTCGTCCCAAGCCTCAGTCAGTCCTGCACCATCAGCAAGTTGAAAGTTCATCGTGACAGTGGTGTCGCCACCCATTGTCGAGCTTGCGGCCATGCTGTCAATGACCGCATGAAAAGTCCAAGTGCAGCCAGTGAAGAACTTGAGTTGAATATCATCAAAGACTTGCCCAGCGGCCTGCATCCCTGCACCTGCATCGAGTGAAAGGTTTGAATCGGAGTGGCTTGCAAATCCACCTGCTGACCCTGTGACATCCAGAAGGCCCAGAACCCTGCGCCTGCCAGTGTCACCATACTTGGTCACATCATGCACAGTCCTGGTCACTGTTGCACTCCAAGTGTTGAACTGGATTGCATGCTTGTTTTCACCTGATCCGCTTGATGATCCAACGGTCACACCGCCATCAGTTCCTGAAATGAAAGTCTGTGCCATTTTTCAAAGTCCTCCTGTTTGGACTGCTCTGGCTCTGAGGCCAATTGTTGCAACAAGGTGCTCATCATCTCGAGCGATTGTCGCCCCAGATGCAAGCTCGAAAATCACTCTGTCAAAGTTCGTGGCTGTCGTGAAGACTGGATTGCCAAACAACTCAACAACAGCATCGGCAATATCACCGATTTCAGCAAGCCCATCTTCCCAACGCCCAACGATGCTGATGTCATATGTCTCATCATGATGCAGACTTGTACCACCGAAAGGTTGCATGGTCACACTTCCCATTTGCTCGAATGTGATCAATGGCAAGTCATCACCTGCATCACCATATGATGCTGAAATCCTGCCACTCACCAAGTCATGAGCACTGCCATCACTGGTGTCTGCAATGAGCGTGGAATACAAGGCCTCATCAATTGCTTTGCTCATGTGATTGGGCCTTTTCTGTTGATGGCAGCAAGTTGTTTTTTGAAAACAAAGTCAAAGATTCTTGCCGCCTTGGGTGCAACAACGCGAACGGCTGGACTCACAAACTCTCTGTTGAGCTTTGGTGATGTTTCCAGAATGTACCCATATGTGACGGCGGCACCACCTGCTGACTTGCTTTGTGCATATGTGATTGTGATGCCTGACTTGCGGTTCTTCCTCTTCATGTTCTTCTTGCCTGCAACCATACTGTTCACAAGTCGTCCAGTTTGCGTGACTGGAAATTCACCAGTGGTGCTCGAGGTTGCCCGGTTGCCTGGATATAGCTTTCCTGATCCTTCTTTGCTGAGGTTTGACTTGACACGCTTTTGCACAGAGAAGGCAACAACCAAGAGGCTGTCAGCAGCTGCATCCTGCACCATCTTTTTGACCTTGGGAACATTCATCACAAGTTTCATTTTGAGTTTCACAGGGAAACTCGGTGACCTTGGTGACACCCAGACGCCATTGATCAAAACACTCATGACACATCCTCATTGCTGCTTGCACTGATGATGTGATAAAACAATCGATCTCTGCTGGTGCGCATTCCTGGTGTTCTTTTTGAGTTCACTTCAAAGGTCTTGTTGTCAATCTTGATTCTGTCAGTGATGTTGATGTCAGAACCACCTTGAACATACACGGTCACAGACTCAACAGCCCTCTGCCTGTTTCCATCAAAGGATTCATCCATTGACCTGGATGCAACATATCCTCTGACCTGAGGCCTTGCATGAAAGGTCTGCTTTCTCGAGCCAACAGAGTCACGCTTGAGAACAGGTCTCAAAACTTGCATCTGCTGACCTTTGGTTTGGATCAAGGCTTTGATCATCAACGAACCCTCTTGAACGGACCCAGAAGCGTCTTGACGTTTTCAGACCACTCAGACCAAGCCCTCACTGTGTATGAATAGTCGCCAAGGCTCTCCTGGTTGATTGCCCTGTCTCGATCTCTTCCACGGTATGCATCTGAGATCAACTCAAATGCTGCTTGCACCAGTGCATTGGGGATCGTCTCATATCCACCGACATATTGCACATACACGCTTTGGAACTGGTTCGGAAACCTGTTGTTGCGTCTGGTCTCATTGAACCTTGGGAATGCATCTGCTCTCAGGTGGATGAACCCTCTGTCATAGTCCACCCGATATTCACTCTCAGCATCGTCTGGGATTGTCAGATATGCATTGGTTGAGGTGACATCTCTGCCACCCATCTGGTGCATGTTCTTTGAAAGTGCATTGACAGACACTGTGGCATCGAACCCAGCGGTCACGTTTATCTGTGCCGCGAGTGTCGTGGTTGTCTTGTATGTTGAAAATGAGAGGTTGGTTGTCGTCTCTGTCCCATCTTCTTGCACGCGGTACAAACGGGCCTGGTCTGCTTCGATTGCGATAGTTGCCGCAATATCAGAATCAACAGCACTCGAGACTGTGATGGCATCTTGCGTCCCGAAAGCGATGAGATCGACGCTGACAACAGGAGGGTTCTGAACAGCAATCGTGCGAGTTCCATATGCATCAAGATACTCCGTGAAAGACTGTGAAACAAATGACCTGTCACACCATCTCTCAATCTGGTCACTGACATTGTTGACCATCGTTTCAATGAGGTCATCATCAGTGGATGTGGTCACACCCATGTACGTCTTCACTGCTGCCACTGTTGTCAGTGCGTTTGATGCCAATGCCATTCTGCTGCTCCGTTAGTTGGTCGCTCGATACACTGAGCCTTCTTCACCGTCGAACGCTGAACTTTGTGCTGGACTCGTGGACAGGCTTGCACCAAGAAGCAGGGCATTGGCTGCGATTCCAATATTCGATGCAGCACCGTTGATGACACGCACCTGAAAGAATCGCTTTCTGCTTGGCGTCAGTGGAATATAAAACGTCATCACACTGTTGTCAGTGTCTGTGTCGATTCCACTTCCTGTTGCTGCTGTTCCATCAGCTTGCGCATCGACTAACGAGTTGCAACCGGGCACCGCGTTGTACCCTCCGGCTTGTGGATCAGCATCAATCACATCATCTTCATCGACTTGACACGCGAGGACGTTCGGCGCGTTTGCTTGATCGAACATGATGCTAATGATGAGAAGGCCACCAGCGAACCCGAAGGTGTCAACCGGGTTGAGGTTTGCAGTTGATGCGGTGTTGCCGACATCAATTGTGCCAGATGAGTTCAACTGCTTTCTGCCAACCATCAGCACTGGCTTGATTGAATCGAATTTATACATGCTATGATCTTCCTTTGCTTGTATACAACTTTGAATTGGCACGCTTTGTTGTGTTTGAAGTTGTGACCTTCTGTCCGTTTGTCCGACCAAGAAGTATTGCGCTGCATGAAATCATTGTGTTGAGCTTTCCACCTTCTGTTCCGGCGGTATATGTCAGACGGAAGTAACGTTTTCGATCAGGGTCAAGTAGAACATCGAAGACCACATCGCTGTGGTCGGTGTCTGCGTTTGGCTTCGTCCCAATGTTGCCGTCAATATCTCGGCTTGTGGCATTCATAAATTCTGACCATGCAGATCCATCATCAGATTCTTCCATGATGCAGGTGTCAGTCGATCTGGTCGTCACGCCAATCTGTAGGATTACAACTAACCTGCCGCCATGAAATCCAGCAGAGTCAATCACTTCAGAGATTGATGCAGTGGCACCATTTCCAATTTGGATTGGTGAGATGTGGCCGATGACTTGATATTGTTCGAAGTGCTTCATGTGTGCCTTTGAAATGCAGAGGCAGGGCTTGCACCCTGCCCCTACTAAATTATGCAGTCGAGTCGGGAAGACGAATGATCTGCTCTGCTCCACGATCAGCGGCAAGGTCAGAAACCCCGGCGTTGTTCTTGCGAGAGAGGAGTGCAACTGCTGAAGCGAACGTTCCGTTCGTACCATTGCCAGCAGTGAAATTCATCTTGAGAAATCGCTCACGGTTGTGAAGCTCAAACTCGAAGACAGTGATGGTGTTGTCAGTGGTACTGGTCTGGCTCGAAGTTGAACCAGTATTGTTGTTGCTGGTCCCTGCGATGAGACCAGTGACATCAGTGAATGAACCACCAGATGTTGCACATTCTGTCACCTTGCAAAGTGCGCTCGCAATATCGGTCGCACCAAGAGTGAGGATGATTGTGCAGTAGTCGTACCCAAGAGTATCAATCTCAACCATCGTTGATGCAGCATTGTCTTTCCGCGCTTCAGGCGGAATGGCTGCGGCAACCTTGAAATTCTGTGCTTGAATCATTTCAAATTCCTTTCGTTTGATTACGAGGCCGGGCCGAGCTTCATTGCAACAAGTGGGCCAGCTTCTGAACTGGTGCCAGGTGAGTGCAAGTTGAAGTCAAAACGCTCGGTTCCCCGAACAACAATCTCATCCTGCTCGAAAGCGTTCAGAGCCGAATCACTGAATGAGATGGTGTTGCTGCGGCGGTCACCGAAGCAAGTTGCAAGTGCCATGTCACCGAAGATGATTGGGTACTTCAGAGGCATAGCAGAGTCACCATCAGCAGTGGCGAAGGTAGGCATGACCTGCGTGAACTCGACAGGGTATCCGAACAGGTTCGGGCTGTACTTCTCGTTCAGCAGTTCGCCGCGAGTTGAACCACCAGCAGCAGTCACGAGCTTTTCTGCAACGCCATGGAAGATCGACTTGTGCATGTAGAACTTTGCACGAGGCGTGTCAGCGTATGCAGGAAGCAAAGCCATCAACGAATGCAGATCGCCGATACCGATTTCAGTGGTGTCGTCGGTTCCGGTTGCAGTCGTGAAGATGCCTGCATTGCTCGACACGTTGTTGATGCCGTTGATGATGCCAACAATGTTTCCGAACGTGCTTGATCCGTCACCGAGGAAGCCACATTCGTCTTCCTTGAGCGCGAAACTGTAAGCGACCTCGCCGGCCACAGAATCGCCAAGGTTGATCAACGAATCTTCGTTCAGTTCGTTGCTGATCGTGGTCAGCACCATGAGCTTCTTCGCAACAAGGTTGACCTGCTGGAACGTCTGGGTGGTCTCAGATCCAGCAGTTGCCTCACCCACGAATGATGCCGTGAGGGTTGCACTTCGCTTTGGAATGCGCTTGGTGTCAGAGGTCATTGGCTCAATCTTCGCATTGCGACGAAGGACACCATACTCTTCACGAAGGCTGATGAGCGTGTCAGAGAACTGTTCAGGCACCAGGAATCCACCTGCTGAGTTCACACTTTCCAGATGTGCCTTGGTTTCGATGCCACGATCAGCGCACCAATCCATTGACTTCTTGTGTCCCATACAAGCAGCAGCCCAACGGCCAAACTTATATGCCTCGAGTTCAGGGTCGCCACTTGCAACCTTGATCTGGCTCATGTGCTTGAGGCTACCCCATCGCACCATGCCTTCTCTTTCGTTGTCGATTCTCATGTCAAATCCTTTGCCTTTGACGGTGTTGTTCTTGTTCTTGTTTGCCAGTGCCTTTGCAACAGCCTTGTTGACAGCAGCATTGATGTCAGCTGACTTCTCAGCCTCTTCATCTTCTTCTGCCTTGTCTTCAGCTTCTTCATCGGCCATGGCCTTTTCATCTTCATTGTCCTCTTCCATCTTGTCTTCCTTTGCAGGAGCGATCTCGATGGACAGGTCAACGCTGTCTGGGTCGATTGGGTTGCCTTCAGCATCCATGATCTGAACGTCTTTCAGATACAGTGCCTTGGTGCGTGCGAAATCATCTTCACCCACCTCATTGAGCAAACCCTGAAGATCCTTCTGGATCTCTGAGATTGTTTTCTTCATTGCTTTGGTTTCCTGAAATTGTGAAATTGACTCAACACTTGGCTTGTTGTCCTGGCTCATCCACTTGGCTGGTGCCGTTGGTTCGAGTGGCAAGCGCGTGTCACATGAATAGTTTTCCAGACTGCTTCGCAATCTGTTGTTTGACGGCATTCTCAATCAGGGCCTTGGTGTCCACTGGCCTTGTGAGCTTGATTCTGTGTGTGCTCTTGATCTTGACTTCTGATGTGGGTTCCTCAACCTCGAGGTTGCAGAACTTTTTGACCTGGGCAGTTGTGACAATGCCCTTGCCAACAGCGGTGATCAGAGCATCTTGATTGGCTGGGAGTGGTGCAATTGAGACCTCAAGCAGTTTCCACTTGTTGAAGACCTTCTTGATCTCATTTCCGAACTTGCTCTTGTCAGCCTTGGATGCAACCCGCGCACCACCCTGTTCAGGCACGAAGCCAACTGACACGCCCTTCACAATCCCTTGCTTGACCAGAGCTTCAACAAAGGATGGGAAGAAGTCACCCACGAAGTCCTTGGGCCTTTGTGCAAACTCGAGGTTGCCCATGACAGCACGATCAACCCTCTTGATGTTGGTGACCTTGCCGATGGGCTGGTCATATTCGTGATTGTAGAACAGCACAGGGTTCTTTTCATAGTCTTTGGCATTCATGCCCTGTGGCACGAGCACCTCACCATCACGGTCCACTGAATCAGTGGTCAGCTTGGCCACAATGGTGTTGCCTTTGCTTGCTTCAACTTGTGCTGTCAGGGTCTTCTTCAACATGCTTGTCACCTTGTCTCTCATCGGCTCCTTGCCGTGCAGATCAACATTGTTCACTTGAAAGAAATGATTGGCTTGAGTGTGCATCTGCAATTTGGGTGAAGAGGCGGGGACTTCACCGCACCATAGTCGAAATTCAATGTTCCGCCTTTGTCAACGTCCAGCCTGTCACCCTGATTGAAAAATGGCTGGTCAATGGGTTGTGTGATTCCTCTCTTGCCCATCTGCCTGCAAAAGTCACAAGGGTTTTGAGCCACTGACCACTTCATCCTGGTCAACCCAGACTCTTTCCAAGCCTCAACCTGGCCCTCATTCAGTGCTCGAGATGATTCAGTCCTTGCGACTGTTCTGGCTCTCCACTTGATCTGCCTTTCAATGTCACCATTTTGCCTTGCCCACTGCTGAATTCTTTCACTCAACTCTGGGATTGTTTCACCACGCTCAAGGCCATCACCAACCAAAGACCTGAGTGAGGCCTCAAGGCCCTTGCCTGTCCCACGTTGGAGCCTTGCAACTTGTTCCTCAATCTGCTTGTCAATCGCTGAAGGCATGTTTGAGATTGGTGCTCTCATTCCTGGTGGCACTTGGGTCAATCCCATTTCAGCACCTGCCAAGGCTTGTCTGGCCAAGAATTCCTGAATGTACTGAGGCAACAACACCTTGTTGACTTGAAGCCTGCGTTGCATCTCAGCAATCATTGACTGTGCATTGGCAAATGAGCCGGGGTCAACATTCACGATTGATGACCTGAGCACCTCTCTGAAGTATGCTCTGACCTCTCTCTCAAACCGTGAAAAGGCTGTCACACTGGTGGTGACAGATGGGTCAGGTGTCTGTGCCTTGGTGTGAACAGAGGGTGTGCCAAAGTCCAACATGGACTGGTTCACAGTGATTGATTTGTTGCATGAGTTGCACATCAGTCTTTTCTTGGGTGTCCTTCTGGAAGCAAGTCATTGTCGGTGACATACTTGGCACTCTCTGGCTTGCCATTCCTCACCAGATACAAGAAGGCATTGACTCGAGCCATTGACCACTGTTGCCTGCTCATGCCGGGCCTGTGTGAGGTTGAGAAGGCACCAGCACCACGCCGATACACTGCCTTGAGCATCCCCAGATCAACCTTCTTGCCCTTCTCATCGCCATGCTTCTCATTGTGCTCATCGGCCTTGTTCTTGAGGCCCTCCTCTTGAGCTTCTGATATCTCAATCCCACCTCGAGTGTCTGAGGCTGTCCCTGGCTTGTTCTCATCAGAACCCTCAACACGCTCACTGGGCTTGGCTGGGGTGCTGCTCACTCTGTCACCTTGAGCCTTGGTCTCAGTCTCTCTCTCGATCTCCTCAAGCTTGCGATCTGCCCAGCCTGCACCTGCACCATCAGGGTCATTGGGATCACCGCCCCAGAGCAGCCATGCCACCACACCTGCTGATGGATAGTCTTCATGGCTTGGGTCAGCTGCTGGTGCATCAAGGTCAACCCTATGGCGCGCAAAGAATGAGGCCATGCGGCCAACAGTCTCAACTGAGAGGTTCTCACCATTCTTGATGTCTCTGGCCCTGGCAACTCCAACCTCGGTGCCACCTCTGCCATGCTCCTCACGAAGCCTCAAGCCTCTCTCAGCCATTTCCCGCATCTCAGAGGTGGGTGAGAGGTCAATATCTTCAAGGGCCTTCTGGGCGTGTTCCAGCCCTGTCAGGTCAGTGTATTCAGACATCTCTGCACATGGCATGTAGAGCAGGCCATCAGGGCCTTCATGGGTGTGAAATCCTTCACAGCCCATCTCTCTTGCTCTGGCCTCTGCTTCTTCCTGGGTGGCATACAGGTCAATCTGGGTGGCTCCAACCTGCTTCCTGTGGTGATCCATTGCCAACACAGACTGTGAAAGCACCATTTCACGGGCATCAGCCTCAGTGACACCCATTGCCTTGCACAGCTGGATGCCAGCAGCACTGGCAATCTTGCACTCAGCAACGTCATTCAGAATGCCCTTGAGGGCCATGAAATCAATGCTTTTCTCATCAGGCTCAATCTCCTGGATGGCATCAATCTCTTCAACCTCTGCCTCGATCACCTTCTCATCATCATCCTCTGTGCCATATGCGTTGAACCCAAAGTCAGGTTGTGCTTGTGAACCCAGAGCCTGGCCGCCAAACAGCAGTTCATCAGCAAGTGGGTTCTCATTTGGCTCAAGGCCCTGCTCAAGTCTGGCCTCATTCAGAGTCAGCCAGCCACCAGCCACAGCAGTCTGACGCTGCTGAAGGTCAAAGGCCTTGTCCTTGGGAACTGGGTTGTCATAGGCCAAGCAGGCATCACCCTCAATCCCGAACATGGGAAGCAGCACCTGGTTGAGGACATCCTCATCCATTCTCAGCAATGGCAAGATGGTTGACTCACGCCACTGACCAAAGCCAGCTGTGGCACTTGCAAGGTTGGGGTCATTGGCCTTCAACATGCTGACAGGCACACCAAAAACAGCAGCGATCTCCTCAACAATCTCCTCACGCCCTCCAATGTCCTTGGGCGGGAAGTTCAGAGGCTCAAACTTGACATCACCTGAGACAGCAAG